CATGCTCTGTGCCATGTGGCGACCAAGCAAACGTGAAGACGAAGCCATAACGTCGTCGAATGCTGCGTTGAGCAACAATTCGGTAACGGCAACAGCCTGACCGTTTTCAGATACGGTGATCTGAATCTGGCTAGCTGACAAGGCAACGGGGTCCATACGGACACCTTCACTAAGGTTTGCACCATCGTTTTCGTCAACCGTGAGGTTGTTATAACGCATGAAGTTGATGGTCAAACCAGGCTGAACGCCAAGCTCGGTCTTCTTAACAGCGAACTGTTCAAAGCGAAGAACCGGCATAGCCTGGAACAAGATTTCCTTGGACCAAATTTGCTGGATTGCTGGGGAAAGGGTTGCGTCACTTGAGTAGCCAGTCGTCGTAATCGACGTCAATCCTGCTCCGGTAATCGCACCTCCTTGTGGGGCGGGTAATGCCATATTAATATCCTCCGATGGATAGGGTTGTTGGGTTTAATTAAATTAGAAACGACCCCGGGGGGATCGAGCCTGTAGTAGCCGGTCACGCATCTTGGCATACTGGTCCATCGGCATATTACGGATATCCTCCGCACTTAACGTCTGGTATTCCTGTTGGTTGTCCATTGGCCCAGTTGGTGGAGCCGTTACTGGCGCCCCCTTAGGACGAGCTGGCTGACTCGTTCTCTGGATTGCTTCAATTATAGCACTACTACGTTCCCGCAGTACTTTAACGCTACTTTCGATATCTTCTTCACTATTACCAGTAATCAAATCAATCAATTCTGGAATAATGTTTTCTTGCTCGGCTTGAATCCGACGTTGACGGTAAGATTCAAGATGTTGCAATTGACGCTCTTTTTCAAGCAAAGCGTCCTGAGCCTGACGCTGCTTTTCGAGATCAGAAAACTTCTGACCCCATTCTTCTTCCACTTGATTAATACGGTGGTTGAATTCATCTTCTTTTTTTAAGAGAAGTTCTTTGGCAGACAATTCTTCAATTTCTCGTTGACGCAGTAATTCAGAGTCTTTTCGAGCACGATCTTCAGCTCCTTTAATTGCTGATTCACGTTCACGACTTAAAACCGAGAGTTGTTCTTCCATAGTTTTAACACGAGTATCTGCGTCTTCTAAACGCTTATACATCTTGCCTTTTTCCTGTTGACGAATCTTTTGGACGTCATCTTCAGAAAAGTATTTCTCTTCAGTACGCACTTCCTGCACAGGGGCCGGAGCCGGATCTGCGGGGATTTGAATACCGTCTTCATTGTTCTGTGTTGTCATGTCTTAACTCCTATTGGTTGGGCTTATCTTTTCTCAAATTTATACAAACAAATTATTCTTCGTCAGGAACACGACGCTGGGCGAACCTAGCTCCGTATGCCTTTGCAACTATATTGTTAATCATATCATCTGCCGGACCACCCGTTGCAGCCGTGCCCGGTAATGGACCCGGCTGTTCTTCTGGTGTTCCTGCACTTGTTACATTACCACTATCAGCAGGAGTGCTGCTGCCATTAGGCCCTGGTAACAATCCAGTTGCAAGCATTACGGCTTGGTTAATCTGTGCACGAAGCATGTCAAGTGCTCCTTGCTCAAGCGCGTCATCTCGCAACTCTTCAAAGATTTCAGCAAGCTTTTCTCTTGGGAACTCTTCACCAAGGAGACGCATTGCCCCTTCTTTAGATTCAAGACCCATAGCCATTTTAGCTTGAGCTTCATTAAGCTTAATAAGCACATCAACAGGAAGGGGTTCAGGCCAATGCACCTGTGTTTTGTAGGTGAGTGGGTCGGCAGGATCAAGTTGACTTAGTTCATCTGCTTCCGGTTGTTCAGCCTTTGATGGGTTATACGTAAGCAATTCTGGTTCAAACACAACAACTGTACGAATAATGATTTCGTTAATCTTTTCAAGGCCTTTTGTAAAATGTATGCGTTTCATATGGAAACGGTTCATCATTGGCTGGTATTGAATAGCCAAAGCTACGCCTGATGTGTTTGATACTGGTTGGAACTGTCCAAGGGCAGTTTCGGGCACACCAGTAATTTCGTGCATTGAACGTTTAATAAACGTAATGTATTCTAAAGCCCCAGCCATATTTCCGCTAGATTCAAGGTTAAACACGTTAGCTTCTTTAGGAAGACCAGCCCAAACCTTCTTAGGACCACGCTCTAATTGGCTTGCCTTAGCACCTGTAATGATGGTTACAGGTGCTGCGTGATAGTTAATAATGTCTGATACTTCAGTCATTTTTTCGTTTAATTCACGGTTAAGAGGAATAATATCCCAGATATCTGATTGGCCCCAAGGGGATGACGAAATAGTCATGTTAGGGATATGCACAATAGGAATAAGACCAATTGGGTTAGGGTATTGGTCAATCAACTCGTCATTAATATACTGCTCAACTGTGTCATCTGTAAGGATTTCAGTAAAGGTGTAAACCTGACGAGTACCCTCTGATGAGGTTCCCCAAAAACGATACTTAAGTTTGAAACGTAATAGACGATCACGGTCATGGGGATGGTACTCAGGAAAACAGTGAGCTGGGTTAATGGGGATAACGCGCACACGACCCGAGTGGTAAATACCTAAGCTATCTTCATACGGTTCTTCATACGCAACTTTAACAAAGCAGTCACCAGTAACACTGGCAAGTTGACCCATTTCCCAAAGTACATAATGTTTTGAGTTATCTTCTTCCCACACCTTATGCAGTAACTGTGGAATAATTGCCCCATTTTGGGGAGGAACTCGCCATTGAACACCCTTACCAAAACAGAAGTTTGTAATGTAGTCAGACATTGTGCGTACGTAGTTAAGGGTAATATTTTGTTCACCCATTTCACGACGGTAGGACCAATGGTGACCAAGATACCAAGCCCAACACGCGCTGTAACGGTTAAGGCGGGGACCATGTACTTCAAACTCTTCGTCAGCAAGTTCAACTAAACCAAGGGGCGAAATAGCGACAGTTAAGTCGCTAGATGAGGCACGATAACTTGGTGACCAGAAATCAACGGGCATTAAGATCCTGACTTATTTAGTCTCTTGGGTTTACTTATAATAGCAGGTATATCAATGTAAGTTAACGATTTAACCATTCCGGATGGAATATGCATCATGTTGCTATACATGTCTGGTTTGTTACTAAACAAACAAAAAGTTGAAACCAGTGTTACATAGCCTTCATGTAGGTCTTCAAGAATCCAACCAACAGTAATTGGCAAAACAGGAGTAAAGACATGTTCGTCTTTATATATCCATGTTGCATCATCATCGAATGCGTCAATCCATTCAATAATTGCAATTTTGTAAGGGTAAGGCATAATACAATTATACTTCCTACGAAGTGTACAACTTACCCCTGTACATAGCGGACTTATTATGAAATGGAACTTGTTCATACCAGAACGGACCATCCCCAGGTTGGAAAGTAACAACACCAATACCTTGTTGCCAATCTTCCACAATGGTCATAGGTCTACCGTCCAAGTCGATGGATCCTTTGGTGGATGGGACGGCCCCGTCGCATCTGGCCAACGTACCAGGGGATGCGGCCATGATGGTCTTTGCGCCATCCCAGTCGTCACGGGACCGTTCAGCCCACTCACGCCTGTGGATATGCCCGTATAAAACGGACGTCTTTTCTGAACCAAGGTAGGCATGCGCTGTTGACCCGTTACTGCGTACTTTTGTGCCGTGGATGATGCGGAGACGTTCGTTGACCCAGAATTGACCAGCCGGATAACCAGGAATGTAAGTAACCCCATAATCATCGAAACGACAAAGGTAGGGAATACTAAGGACCGGCCAAGACTCTGGGGTGTTCCCCTTGCGGATACCGAATGCTGCTTTTGCGTTGTCAAGAACAAAATTTACCAATCTTTCTTCGTGGTTTCCTGCTAACCAAATAATCTTAGCATTAGGTGCCGCAGCCCTTACTTGAGCGCAAAGGGTTGTAGCTCTATCTACAGACGCTTGAGTAGTCAAGGCATAAGCACTACTAAGGCGATATTTACCAAATTCAGGGAAGTCAAGGTTGTCTCCAACCATTACTACCAACTCTGGGTTAAGTGTTTTAGTAATAGCCAAAGCAATATCAA